AAAGTAGGACTTAAATTAGGATTTACATTTAGAGTAGGTCCATTAGAAACCAATCAGTATGCAAGAATGGACATGGAGATTCATGACATTGATACTGAATTACCAATAGAAGAACAACTAGAAGAAGCGGGATTAACATTAGATAAAGCATACAAAGCAGTATACGATAAAGTTGATGGTGAGATTAGGGGAATCCTAAAGAAGGGAAAAAAGAAGGATGGAAGTTGAGCATGTTAGAGCTATAATTACAGAGCAATTTTTATCTGAACGAGAAGCACAAGAAAAGCAATGGGGCGAACAAATAAATCATACAGATGAATATTGGACTGTAATTCTAGGTGAAGAGTTTGGAGAAGTAGCTAGAGAAGTATACGAAAAAAATACAACTAAATTATATAACGAACTTATCCAATGCGGTGCTGTATGCATGGCTTGGGCAGAGGCAATACAAAAAAGAAATATAAAAAGACGAGTTGAAAAAGGTGAAGATTTAATATGAGAGAAAATGCAAAAGAAATATTTAGCAGTTTACTAAATGATAAAAAAGTAAAAGCTACGACTGGAGATGATACAGTTTTTGAGTACACTAAAATACCTTTTAACATCCCACAACTAGACAAGATTACACATGGAGGTATACCTAGAAAAAGATTTACTCTTTTATTTGGTGGATTTTCATCGGGTAAGTCTTACGTTGCTTCACAATTGTGCAAGACCGTACAGGAAGAGGGTGGAGTAGCTGTGTGGATTGATTTAGAGAAATCATGGGATAATGACTGGATGACTAAGAGTGGACTAAATACAAAAGAAATGTTAGTTTATGACCCTGATACTTCTGAAGAAGCATTCAAAGCTGCTAGAAACTCATTACAAGCTGGTGCAGATATAGTAGTTTTAGATAGTGTAGCAGGTTTAGTACCTAACGATATTTTTACACATGAAGATGGCGTAGGGCATAGTCCTATTGCATGGCAATCTAGGGCTTGGAATCAAATGTTAATGAGACTTATACCTGAATTAAAACACGGTGGGGCTTTTGTTGCTATAAATCAGACTAGAGGTACTATGGGTAATGTACAAATGATGGATACAATGCCGGGTGGAGAGGGACAAAAATACTTTTCACACTGTTGTATGCACTTTACTAGAGGCTCTTGGTTAACTAAACCCGGTAAAAGTGGGTCAAAAAACATGGCAGATAGAATGGGGTTTGAAATAAACGCTAGATTACTAAAAGATAAGTTTGGTGGAGAAAAGTTTGAACAAGCTATCGTACCGTTTAAGTTTGATGGTGGTATAGACATGATTGAAACTTATGTAAGAGTAGCCTTAGAAGAAAACATCATTGAACAAAAAGGTGCTATGTATTATTATAAAACAGTTAATTTTAGAGGTATGAACGCAGTTGTTACATGGTTCAAAGAAAACCCGAAAGAATATGAGGAGCTTGTAGATGCCACGAAAAAGTCATACCTTACAGGAGAATCTGATAGCGAGAGTGCTTGATGAGGTGGGGTTACGATACACATGGCAAACGCCTGTAGGTAAGTACGTACCTGACTTCATAATAACGGAAATGGATGTTATAATAGAAGCAGATGGTCCTTTTGGACACTTTGCAAAAAGAGATGCATTACGAGATGAGTATCTAAAAGAAGCAGGATATGAAATTGTACATGTAAAAGAAAAAACATATAAAGATATAAAGGCAAAGATATGGCAGGAATTGAAGCTATAAGCAATATGACCCCTTCAAAGGGTAAACGAACTAAGAATCAAGATAGATGGTTATTAAAATCTATAGATAATGTACTTGGTAGAAAAAACAGTCCCCCATCCAAAGGTAAGTTTTATCCGTCTGTATTTGGTAATCCTTGTGATAAATATTTATATATGGCATATAATGGTTTACTTGATTGGGATACTATAAAACCTCGCATACAAAGAATATTTGACCACGGGGGTACATTTGAAGGACGTATGAAAAAGTATTTAGAAAAAGCCGAACTATATATTGATGATGAAGTATCTATAAAAAGTGAAAACCCTCCTATATCAGGTAGGATTGACTTCATAATAAAGCACGACAAGCATGAAGAAGCCTTACTAGAGTTGAAAACTATAAAGGATGAGGACTTCAAAGATTTAAAAGAAGCCCCAAAACATGAACACATGATACAGTTACAGATATATCTTAACTTAACTGACAGAGATTACGGTGTGGTTATGTATGAAAACAAAAATGACCAAAACCTAAAAGCATTTAAAGTTGACAGAGATAAAAAGACGTGGGATAATATATTAAAACGATGTGAAAAAATAATGACAATGACTACAGAACCTGAAACATGTACAGGTATGTGGTATTGCAAATGTAAAAACAGGAGGACATAATGAAAAGAAAATGGGGTTATGATGATGTAATGGACTATGCTAAGAAAGAAAGAGATTCTGTTCCTAGCGTACCATGGATTAAATTCAATCAAGAATTTTTAGATGCTGAAAAAGACGTAGATTGGGCAGATGTTAGTTCTGCATCAAATCAACAGTTACAAAAACTATTAGCTATATATGGTGGGGGTAAAGCTATACTAGAACACGTTGTGGCTACACTACGAGCTAAAGTAGGGGCTATCTCAGCTATCTTTGATGAAGAGTATAATGCTGCTTTTGCAAAATTTATGTCAGCAATTGATGGTAAAAAGCCTACTAGAGATGAAGCTAGAGGATTAATTATGTCTTCTCACGACCATCTAAAAGATTTATTTAAGAAAAAAGTAGAGTTAGAAACTAGTTTTAGGTACGAAGAAGGTAGATTAAACACTTTTAGTCAGTGTTATAACACCCTTTCTAGAATTGTTTCACTAAGAACTGATAAAAATCTATAAAACTTAGTATAATAATAATAGGAGATTTATATTAATATGGGAAAATTCAGACCACAAATATTTTTAGCAATATTATGCCTTACTATTTTATCAGTAGTAGGCTTGTTTTATCAGATGCCAGAGGTATCTACAGCAACTATTGGTGGTATAATTGCCCTAGGTATGAAAATCCTAGAAGGAGAATAAACTAAAGGAGAAGTAATGACAAGTAAAGACGTAGCAAAGGGAATAGTAAAGAGTTTACCAGTAGTAGGAGCACTTGCAGTAGGTGTAGGAGCAACTATAGCTGTATTTAAAAGAGATGCACTAGAAGATAAAGTGTACGATAAGTTAACATCTAGACAGATTATAAAGGAAGATATACCTTTACAATAGAACTATGAAATATATAGGGCTAGATACCTCTAGTAAAGCAATTCATATTGTAGAGCTAGATGAAGATGAAAACTTAATAAAAATTTACAAAGCCGATTGTAATACTAAAAAATCATTCAAAGACAGATTTCCAGAGTTAATGGATAACTTTGCTAGAATCTTAGTAGAAGAGATTAACATTGACACTGTAAATTATGCTGTAATTGAAGAACCCATATTTGCACAAAACAGAAATGTAGTGCGTACTTTATCTGAAGTAGTTGGAGCTGTTTGGGGCACATTATGTTTAAGTGATATCCCAACAGCATTAGTAGATAATGGTACTTGGAAGAAACATATATTAGGTAGTGGTAAAGCTACAAAAGATGATATACTAAAATATGCAATAGAAAAGTGGGGAGACGAGTTCCCCGAACAAGATTATGCTGATGCTGCGTGCATCGCATTGTACTCAGTGAAGGAGAATAGAAATGGCAGCACCTAGAGGGTATAAAAAAACTACAGGTCAAAAAAATAAAACATATTTTTATGATACACCTAAACCCAAAGATAACAAGATAGAAGATAAGTTACCCAAAGGCATGACTGCTGAAGAGTTCAAAGCAAAGTATGCTAAGGTTGTGTGGTGTGACTATTACAAATGTATACACAATGTACAAACTGAAGGAGCTAAACGAACTATAGCAACTTTACTAGAAAATCCTCAGTATAAACCTCTTGGTCCAAAAGATGCAATGATAAGGGGTGTATGTAGCAGAGCTGAGATAGGTATAAAATTTAAAGAGATAACTACCACAGGTGGCGTAAAACACAAAGTACCAGAATGTTTTAATGCTGCTGGTAATAAAAATAAAGGTGGCATGGATTTTAGTAAATTGTTACAATCAGATGGAAGCCCACATGGAGGAAGTATTGAATCAGGAAACGCTGATACAGGATGGTCTAATGCTGCATATATGTAATGCCTAAAAAATTACCTAAAGCGGTTAAAGACCGTGCATTTAAATTATATTTGACAGAGGAATACTCTGCAAAAGAAATAGCTTTGCAAGTTTCTGCAGAACACGGTGTGGTTATGAGTGAGCAAACTATATATGCTTGGGTGCGTGCAGACGATTGGAAACAAAGATTAGCTGAAACAAAAGCTAAGGCTATGGAGAAAGTACAAGATAACGAATCTACAAAGTTAGCTAGGATGCAAGAAGAACATCAGGAAATGTATAAAGGTATTAGAGATAAAGCTGGTTCAGAACTACAATTACTTAATTTTGAAAGAGCTTTTGACGCAGTTAAAGCATTAGATATAGGTATACAGGGAGAAAGACAGGTTGCAGAAGGGCTAATTAATGTTCAGTTTATTCAAGATGTAGTTAATATATTGGTAGAGGAAATAGAAGACCCAGATTTAATTAAAAAAATAGCGGCTAAATTGAAAGTATTGATGGCATCAAAAGATAATGAGTGATGATTTAACAACATATGACAAAGCCTTTGAACTACTTGCAGAAAAACTAGAAAAAAGTAATAAATATAAGGTAGGTAGTTTTTGGGAGTTTACTAGGGATATTTGGTCTCAAGGATTTGAGCACCCAGAATATTTTCAAGCATGGCATGTGGGTAAATTAACTGAAGAAGTTGAAAAGTGTATTGAAGATGGTCTTAACTATTTAGCTATATTACCAAGAGCACACTTTAAATCTACTATATTAGGACACGCTTTTAGTATTTGGAGAAGTTTAAAAATTCAAGGCAGTGCGAATATATTATATTTATCTTATAGTGATACTATGGCTAAGTATCATATATCTGAAATAAACAAAGAAGTAAACCGTAATCCTTTATTGAAAGATATGATGACTAACAGAGCCCCAAAAGCTGATTTTACATTTAGATATGACACAGGTAATGGTGGCAGTGCTGAAATTTTACATGGAGGATTGTTTTCATTCAAAAGAGGTATGCACGTTAATGGAGCATTAATTGCAGACGACATTTTGAAAGACCCTGAAAGCCCTCTTGCATTAGGGCAAATGAATAAGATTGAAGACCACTTTTTGACTGAATCGCTTTTCATACCTAATAAGGGAGTACCAGTAGTAATTGTTGGTACACCTATGATGCCCGGAGATTTACTTACTATATTAGAAAAGGATGACCGATTTGTAACAAGAAAGATGCCAGCACTTGACCCTGAGCCGGGTAGAAGAGTATTAATGCCAGAGTTATATAGTGAAGAATGGTTATTAGAACAACAAAAAGCTAAACCTAAGTCATTTGCGTCAGAGTTTTTACTGCAACCACACTTTAATACTGAAGCATATTTTGATTCTGAAGATATAGAAAAGTGTGAAGATGATAACTTAAGGTCTTTTCCTACAACTGTAAAACATGATTTTGAAGAAGATGAAGATGTATTTGCAGGATTTGACGTGGGTAAAAAAAGACACCCGTCACATCTAGTGATATTTAAACGTAAAGGTGAAAAAGTAGAACAGATACATCAATCATGGTTAGATGGTTGGGACTATTCAGAACAAATAGAATATTTAAATGAAGCGGCTGAAAACTTTGGGTTGACAAAGGGTTATATAGATAACACAAGAGGTGAGTTAGAGGATAGGGGTTTAGATAGAAAATGGCATCCACTATCATTTAGTTTGAAGTCTAAAAACAATATGGCACATATCTTTGAACAGTATGTTCATTCAGGTAATTTATTTTTAATTAGAGACACTAGACAAAGACAACAGATACTTTCAGTTAATAATGAATTGAAAGCCCCAGAGACTCCAATGGGTCACGGAGACGCTTTTTTCTCTATTGCAATGGCTTTACAAGCTGCGTATGAAACAGGCATTTATAGCATGCAAGCTGTAGGTGATTTGCAAGAGTTCGTACACGATGTGGAACCATCACTAAAATATCAAAATATGGACAAAAATAAGCCAGAAAAGTTAATCGATTTTGATAAAAACGTGTATAATGATAGTAGCAAAAACTTACAAGCACCCAACCCAAATTGTACAGAGGACTTCTGTGGTCCCTCATTGTGGGTGCCTGCTAGGGGTTTGTGTCTTTATTGTAATTATAAAAAATCGTAGTAACCATAGGAGGTTCATTTTGGTCACGTTAACACAACAAGCAGAAACAGTAG